TTTCTCCGTTTTTTCCTAGATACATATATCCTCCTTAATATCCAATACACAAATACCAAAAGACTTGATCTGAGCTGCATCTGTATACTATAGAAGCTTTATTATTTGGTCTTACAAATGCATAAGATGTTACATCGTGATGAGCCCACGTGGTGGCCATACATGATATTATTTTATTTGGGAAAGAATAAGGTAATACATAGATCATATCTCTATCTGTTGTTAAAGGTCTAACTATTCCGTATACAACCATTAATCCGTTTGGTAATACAAAATAACCCTCATTATTATCACCTAAAGTCGTTGGTATATCTATGGATAAGGTATTAGCATAGACATTACCACTAAAATATCCATTCCTAAATCTTTTTTTTGTATCTGATTGGTCAGTATCTAGTTCCCAATATAAATCCCAATTTTTCCCTTTGATTGGTTGTGCATCAATTGTTCCAGAATCTTGAGAGGTGATACATTTATAAATGAATCCATCTGTTCCTCTCAATCTTGTTCCTACACTAGAATCTCCTGCAACGGATACCCATGAATCCAATGTTCCTCCATCACCAAGTTGCCCAATATCATACAAATTATCATCTTTAGGAATTACATGTTTTGTTTGCACACCCCCTAATTGTCCAACAACTGAAAATAAACTATTGTTGATTGTTGAATAAACTCCAATATTTGTACCATCTTTAAATTCTTGAACAACAAGTTCAGTTTGTCCACTTCTAAAAGTCAAGGTATTCCCTGTTCTTTTTACACCATCAATAGAATAAGTTTCTCCTTCATAATTTAATATGCCAGTAACAAATACATATGTACCTAAATTGTTAATATTTTCTACAATACTTGTACCACTTCTTTTTGTTAAAAAATCATTTGTGTTAAATGAAGGACTAGTCAAAGAATAATTATATTGATGATATTTACTCGTACTTGGTTTAATCATTTCGACAGGTTCATAGCTGCTTGTAAATCCTACTACTCCACTATGTTTTTCTACACTCGTATAGCTTAGATAACTTGTTGATGTTTTTTGAGAACCCCACCATGCTGATGATGTTCCCTCTAATTTAAAAGTGTCTCCTGCTTTCACTGTTGTGCCAATTACAAAATTTTCTTTGTCTGCTTGCTTTGCATCTTCTCCAGCAGCACCTGAACTAAATCTTTGTATCAATGTTCCATTTCTATAAACATAAAAAATCAACCAGTTTGAAAAACCTCCTAATGAAGTTTTTAGAGTTAATCTTAATTCTGAACCATATGATGAAGAAACAGTTCCAGAAAATATTGTTGTAGTTTTATAAGCAGGACCAATTATTGCATCTACTGATTTTGGAGGATAAGAAAATTCATAATAAACAGAATATTGACTTTCTCTTGATTTGTTAGCCTTTACTAAAGTTTTTCCATCCCAACTCCCACTTATTGAAGTTAAATATTTGCTTTCGCTTACTGGAAAATTCGTATAAAAATCTTCTTGACTCCATAAAGTTTTAGCAGGAGCAACAGAAGGATATGATTGTGTGTTTTCTTCCGTTTGCGTGCTAAACTCATCACTCGTAAAAGAACCCGACACATCACAGTCTATTAATTTTGCTCCATCTGCTTTAATTACTCCAGTTACTCCATCAAGGTGGAATCCGTGGGCTACGTCTGGTTCTCCGTATCCAACGGATTGTATTTCCCCTGCAACATTAATCTTATTTGCAACTATACGTTCTGCAAATAGATTCGCAACAAATACAGTTCTGTTTGTTTCTTCCGCAATTTTTAAAGCATCTGGAACTAACATTGATAACTTTGCACTATCAGTAGTTTCTAACCATAAAGGGACATTATTTTTACCTTGATATTCATAAGCATGACCATATTTATCGCTACTCTCATCTATGTTTAAATACCAATCTCCTTTCATTAGTTCTTCGTTATTTTGTGTATATAAAGGTTCAGTAATTGAAGTTCCAATATATTGCTCGCTTTCGTTTGAAACAAAAACCTTACTTAAAATTACATTATCTGAATATATTAACCCATTATATGTAGTCGTTACATAAATTATTACTGAACTTTCTTCCAAACCACTTGGGTCAATGTTTTTTGACATCCCTGTTGTATCATCTATATTGTCTGACAAAATGACAGTATCGGTACTAACATTCCATGTTATAGGATTTGTTAAAGGAATGTTTGTTAAATCACAAACAAGATAAGGTGTTGCTCCTAAAAATCCATTTCTCTTAGAAAAATTTAAAACATTAATGTTTGTCTGTAATCTTATACTTCTTGTTGTATTTCCAACAATACAAGTTCCATTTGAATTAGGTTTATATGAAACATTACCATTGTTCAAAGTGGTTTTTGTTCTACTCCACATATATTTCCCATCTACCCAAGTTGGAGCAGTAGTTGACCAAGTTCCTCCGTTTAATGAAGTGTTTGATGTAGATAGATAATATTCAACATCTGTCGATTTGACAGATGTATTAACAGTTGGCTCAATCTCGTTTACTGCTTCCCATGAATTATCAACTATTTCAGTAGTATATTTTGTATCAGTAGGATTCTTATAAGTAATCTTACTTCTAGTCCATACATATTTTCCTGTTGACCAAGTTGGAGCAGTAGTAGTCCAAGTTCCATTTGGAGTTGTTTTTGATGTAGATAAATTATATTCTTCTATTATTGAAGAAACACCTTGACCAACTGCTCCTGTATCTCCTTTATCACCTTTTGCACCAGTTTCTCCTTTTGGTCCGATTGAACCAGTTTCCCCTTTTGGTCCAATCTCACCATCATTGACATTTATCATTGTATAATTCGCACTTGTTTTCATTAACTTACCTCACAAACAAATGTAGCTTTAACATTTATTAAATCATTAGTTACTAAGAAAGTTTTCCCTGTTGTTGAATGACCCGTTAAAGAAATACTATCTCCATTTTCATCATATGCACTCCATGAATATGAAACTCCAGAATTAACTTCTGCACCATTTTGATATACTTGACATGTTAATGTTGAACTTCCTACTCCATTCTTAATAAAAGAACCTGCACTTGAACTTATAACCGCTTGATATGGGTCTGTTAAATCAAGAATTGTAACACCATTTGTATTAAAAGTTTCTCCGCTTGTATCACTAGCAACATCTGTATCTTCTATAATACATCTATATTGTCCCAAACCTACAACGCTTGATGCAGTAACAATATAAGAGGAACTTGTTGCCCCTGTAATATTGGACCATGTACTACCACTATATTTTTGCCATTGATATGTTAATTTAGATGTATCAGTAGTTGTACCTCTTAACAATTCACAATTCAAAGTAATAGAAGAAGGAATTGATTTGTTTTTAAACTGTTCTCCATTTTCGCTCCAAGCTCTTGCAATTACAACAGATGTACCATTAGATATTCTTGTGAAAGTCTTTGTAACTTCTTGTGGAATATCAACATTTAATGTATCATCATGATAAACATATTCAAATTTAAATTCTAATGTTTTATGAGAATTATCAAATAAATTATTACTTGAATATCCTAATACATTTGATGAATTAATAGTGAATCCATTTTCTCCAGTAGTGATTGGAATCCAAGTTGCGGAACCACTTCTTCTATAGTACCATTTTTTTGAACTTGAACTTGCAATTATATCTCCGCTTTTTCCTGCTACATATCCTGTAGGAGTTAAAGATAAGCCTACAGAAGACCAACTCGGATTGTATGCTCCGCTTGTTGGGTCGTATGCTAATGTTTCTGGATGATTAGCATCTATTTTACTAACTAAAGTAACTCCATCATTAAAATCCATAATTGTGTAACTTGCACTTGTCTTTGCCATTTTTTTATTCTCCTTAAATATTTACTTCACATGAAAATACTGTTCTTCCAACAACATCTTCTGGAGTTAATTCTATTGTTTTTCTTCCCATTGCTTTTGAAGATGTATTCCACTTTTCATCTTCTTGATTCCCCAATGTAGAAGTTCTTTTCCAATTAAATAAACTTTCATTTATTGAATCAGTTATTTCCTCACTTCCACTAAAAACTCTACAATCTAATGAAGTGTTTATAGTCCCTTTTCTAAATATATTTCCATTTGATGAAAAAATTTGAATTGATATTGCATTCTCGCCATCAGTTGGAAGTTTAATTCCCGATTTAACATTTAATGAACCTTTTGTTTCTTGTACTTTATGTACACCTAATCCATCTAAATGATATGTATATTGTTCTGTTTTTGTTTCGTATTCTACACTTCTTATTATAGCATTTGCACTATATTCATTAGTGATTAAGGTTATTTCCGTTCCTTTTTTATATTCTTTTGTTGAATCAAAAGTATATTCGTAAGCACCATATGATATTACATTGTTATATAAAGCCTGTAAAAAAGAATCGACTTGTTCTGATGTATGTACATATGATAAAGATATTTCTTCTGTTTTTGTTGAATTAGATGGTAATGTTTTTTCACCTTCATCTGTTTCTATAAGTACATCTCCTCTTATATCAAAAGTATTGATATATTTTTCTTCTGTTGCCATATTTCTTAATATAATTTCTGCTTTAGTAGGTGTATAAATTTCTTTTTCAATTACAATTCCTTCATCATAAACTGAATCTAAATATTGGTTTGAAGTGTTTACAATTTCGCAATCTGTAGGCAATAAATCTTCACTATATACTTGATATACAGTTTCTTTTGTACTTTCTACTGGATATACTTCATCACTAATTAACATTTTGGGGGAATCAATATCTATTCCGCTTCTATATAAAATCTTATTTTCTAAAAGAACCAAAGAAGTATACTTACCAATATAACCATCATAATCTAGTAATGTTCTTTCTCTATCAATTCCAGAATCTCTAACATCTTTTTCTGTAATGACTACTTCAGGTTTTATTTCTTTGTGTTCCCAATCGACTAGATGAAAAACTCCATATTCGTCAAAATAAAAACTATAATGAAATTCATATAAAATTGCATCTATAATTTTATCATAAGTTTTACTTGCTTTTTTAAAAGTTATAGATTCTATTGATTCATCAATAGAAATATCACTAGCAATTTTATTATCAAAAATATTACATTTATACAAACATTGATGTATAATACTATGTTCTGTATCTAAAGGATTGAATACTTTATAAGGTGTATCCATAACATTATAAGGATATGTAAATTCTTCGTTATCTTTATCTAATAAATAGCTATTATCAACAATTTCAAAAGAAACTCCAGTTGAACTTATTCCTTTATAAGTATCTTTTGTATTCGGATAAACTGCACCCGTAAAAATTCTATCGTTCCCTTTTATTACGTATGCTTTCATCCATGTTGTTGCGGTATTAAATTTAGAGTTAATATTGTTGTCATATATTGTTTCTGCACTAAATACATCTTGTTCAAATTTTAATTTTTTAGAATATAGATATTTCTCAATTTTTATTGAATCTGCTAAAATGTAATCTGTTATTTCGGTATAACCAATTTCATTTTCAAATTGTACATAAACTTTAATATCCATTTATTATTCCACCTTTCTTATATATAGTATACACTACAAAGGTTATTATCTGTAGTGTATATTTTTATTCTATATTCTATTTCTTTTCTTTAGAACATTTCTCCGTTCTTCCATTTTTACTATTAAATCATCTACTCCACCTACACCAACAAATGTATTTCCAGTTATATTATAATTCACACTATTCTTTGATGAAGTTTTACTTCCAAATACGGTTTGGTCGAACTTATCTAAAGGAATAACTGCTTCTGGACCTGCTTCACCAATGATTGCATTTGTTGCAGAATTAACAACGCCACCTTCCTCAAAGTAGGTTGGAACTGGAGCATAGGTTGGTTCAGTTGGACCACTTTGTGAAGCTATTTGTGAAACATTATAAGCAGTTGCTCCTGCTATAACTGTACTCATTGCCGCACCAACAATTGGACCCATTGCCCAAGATTTCATTGTACCTTCTGCACCACTTATGATTGCATTTGCTATTGATGTTTTCTTGTTACTTTCAAAAGAAGATTTATCAATTTCATATTGTGCCTTTAGAACTGCATTTTCAGATTTTATCGCTTCTGCTTCTGCTTTGTTTTGAGCATTTTGATATTCATTGTCTATTTCTTTTTTACGTGATATATATTCATCATATGATATTGCATCATTTTCATACATATCTTGTAGATTACTTATTTTTGTATCATTATCATCTTTTAAATCTTCTAATACTTTATCAGCAGTTTCTCTTTTTGTTTCTGCATCTGTTTCAGTTTTTGATAATTCAGCTTTCATATCACTCATTACTTTATCATGATATGAGCTAAAAGCATCACTCACAGCATTAGTTATAGAACTCATTTGATTCCAAGTATTTTCAACTTTGCTCATTTTTGACTGTAATTTATCTAATTCCGCATATGTATCATCACTGACTATTCCTTTGCCCCAGTCTTCTAAATCTTCAAGATATGAAGTGTTTTCACTATCTTTAGCATCTTCTTTTGCTTTCTTAAGTTTGTCATAATATTCAGTTATTGATTCTATTACTTTAGATTCTTCACCATATTTTTCTATAGCTTCCGCTATTGCATTTTGTTTTTCAATTTCCAAACTTTCAGCTTCAGTACCAGCTTCCAAAGTTGCTATTTTTAAGGCCCATACTGCGTCTTCTTCATTCTCTAACTCTTGTTCACTTGATCTAATTGCATTTATCTTATTGTCATAAAGTGCATTTGTTTTATCAAAAATAGATTGCTCTGTGACACCTTGCTCTTCTAAGGTTTTAATAGCTTGCTTTCTAGCTTGTTCAACTTCTTCCTCTGCAGTTAGAACTTTTTGACTTGCTAATTCTGAATCTAATTGTGCTTCAATTGTTTTATTAAATTGTTTAGCTTGTTCATCATATAGAGCATTTATAGTAGTTAACATATTAGCATCATCAGCATGATTTGCTTTTGCTTCTGCTATTGCATTTGCTCTATCATTTTCAATTTTTACAAGTCCTTCTCCTGCAGTAAGAGTAGCCAATTCCTGTTGATATTGCTCAGTCATTGTCTTTTTATAAGATTCAGCAAGTTGGTCTTGTGTCTTTTGTAATCCATTTCTTTTTTCAAGTAATGCATTGATTAATTCAGTTAGAGTTTTACGATTTTCTTGTGAAATTTCATGCTTTTCTGCATATTTTAATGAACTTATTTCTGCATTTAATTCTTCTATACTGAAGTCTTTATATGCTTCCATTTGTTCAGTTATTGTCTTAGTAGAATCAGCATTTGATTTTGCTAAATCATCAGCTTTGATATCATCTACCATATCCATAATAGTATCATACAGCGCTTTGTTCTTACTAGCTAATGAATCTATATTTGTTGTTTCATCAGCTACTGCTTGAGCAATCAATTGCATTTGGTATTGCTGTTCTGCAGTAGCTACATTCAAATCACTTGTGGTACTATCAACTTTACCTAATGCTTTATTGTAGTCTAAAACCATTGTTATAAAGGCAGGGTCTGAATAACCTAATTTAGCTAAGGCATCACTTAATCTCATATTGTTCTTAAGATTGTCTTCAGTAGCAGTATTTGTATCTATCATAGCTTGTTGCCAATCCAGAGTAGAATCAACTGTTATGCCTAACATTTTTCCTAACTTTTTAAATACTTTAGAATTTTTATCAACAACACTTTGTGAATCTGTAAGAGTTTGCTCAAGTTCACCTATTTTTTCATTTGTTCCTTCATAGTTCTCTGATAAATCTGTTAGAGCATCTTGTATCTTGTCTTCTAATAAAGCCTTTTGTAAATTCAAATATGCAGTTGTCTGGTCATCTATTGATTCAGATAATTCATCATTTATCTTTACATAATCACTACTTAATGAAATAAGTTCTTCATAACTTTTTTTCATTTGTGTCTGTGCAGTGACATTACCAGTAACTCTTCCTATTAAATTAGTCAATCCTTTTGCTAAGAATGAAACAGATGGAGTGAATTTATCACCAATCTGTGTCGCAACTACTTTAACCATTGATTTTAATTGTTTTAATGCAAAACCTGCATCATTTATACCATCTGATACTTCATTAAAAGCCTTATTTGTAGTACCAGCTGATTTATTCATTTGTTCTAACTTAGCGTTAAATACATCAGCTTGAGCTGAACCTAATGCTTGTACAGCAACAATTGCTTCTTGTGAACTTACTAAATCACTCAAAGGAACATGTAACTTTTCTGAATATTTAATAATCTCTTTCAGAGAACCCTGAAATCCGTATTCTTGTATCATAGCTTGTCCAGATGTTACTCCAAGTTCTTGCATTAGAGAATTTAACGAATCTGTTGGGCTCAGTAAAGCATTCAATACAGCCTTAAATTGAGTTGAAACGACTGCTGCATCACCAGTAACACCTGTTAACGTTGCAAAAGTCGTAAACAATTCTTGTTGACTTACATCTAATAATTCACTTAATGAAGTTACTTTTTGAATTGATGTTGCCAATTCTGGATAAGTTGTTTGTCCTAATTTTACAGTTAAGAATGCTAAATCAGATACTTGACTCAGAGCAGAAGCACTAGTATCACCATATGCTTTTGTAACAGCTGACAACAAATTAAGTGATTCAGTTGTACTTGACTGACCTGCAATAGCAGATTTTGTAACAATAGTCAACTTTTGCTCTGTATCTATTGCATCACCAAATGCTGATATAACCTGATATACTCCGTCTGTTAAATCATCTAGAGACTTACCACTGTCAATTGATAAGCCTTCAATAGTACCTTTAAGAGACAATAGTCTCTGTTCTTCTTGTGGAATCAAAGTTGCTACATTTGCTAGAGCGGTATTAAATTCAATTGAAGCATTTGTACTTGCTTTTATAACTTTTGTCGTAACTGTTACTGCAGTAGCGAGACTTCCAAATTTAACAGCAGTTTTTCCTAGAGTTTTCATCAAAGTTCCAGAAGCTATATTAAGAGCATTTGCTCCTGTCTTAGCTTGTGTAAATTCTTTGATTGCATTACCAACCATACTCTCTACTACTAATCTCAATTTATATTCGCCTGTATCAGCCATCTTTATCCCACCTTCTCATTATATATATTATCAAACATTTCACATACTGCGACTACTTTCCAAGGTTGTTCTAACCACCCTCTATCATATGGTAAGAAGCCTTTTCTATACCATCTCCATGTCTTAACCCATTGCCAAAAATAAGGAGTGACATAATTAGGTATTTCTCCTTTCTTAAATGACCAAGTTCCATAACGTGAGCTAACTAAATGTGGTCGGTTTTTAGTTAGTGGATTTTCTTTATATCCCGCATTACCTTCAATCCATAAGATAAATGCGATTGCTAGTTTTTTGAGTTTAATACACCTAGTCCTGATAGATATAAGCTTATTTCTTGAACAATCAATGCAACTGTTGAGTTATTATATTCATATAATTCTTCTGGATCAGTAAATACTTTTATTTTATCACCAACTTTAAATTTAAAATTAACTAATTCTTTAATTCTATATACAAATTCCCACTTCTTAGATTCTATATTGTACAATGTTCTGAACTCTTTTCTATATTCTTTTGTACCAGGTTTAAACCCTTTTTCTAAGATTGATTTTGTAATTGCATTTGTAGTTCTTCTTGCAATATAATTCAAGTCCTTACCACTGAATTGCTTGATTATTACTTTCATCTGGTCTTTACTATCTCTTTTTAAATTGTCATATGATTGTACCACATACTCTTCATCTTCATCACTAATATCTAAATAAAAATCTTCTTCCATTGTTTTTCTCCTTAAATTATAAAAGCTCTTTATACTTATATTATAGTACAAAGAGCTTTTTATTCATTATGTATAAAGTTTGATATTAAGCAATCTTAATATTAATCAACTGAAGTCTATCACCTGAACTTGGTGCAAAACCTGAGCTAAATTCTTGTGCTGAACCATCTGTAGCACCCATTGAACCACTCTCGATTTCAATCTTACCAACTACTGCTACAACGGTGTCACCACTGTTTTCTTCCTGATTCAAGTATCCTACAAAATACAATTCATCATCAGTTTTTCTATTCATTGTGAAAGAACCATCTGTATCAACATCTAAGATATCTAAGAATCTATTTTTAATTAAATCATTCTCTACCATTGTGATACCACTCATTGTACCAGAAGCATCTACTTTACCCATTCTATAAGTTTTCTGCTTTCTGTCTGCAATTGTAGTAACATCAATCTTGTCTTTTGTTAAACTAATATCAAATGATTTAATTGATGTATCTTCATTATCATTTTCTAACAAAATAACAGGAATTGCAGTATCCCCAGCTTCCAAAACTCCTGTTCCATCATTGAAGAAATAGTCTTTTACTTCTGGATTATCCCATGTATAAAATGTTGCCAATTCTCCAATTCCAGTTACTTGATAGAAACCTTTACCCTTACCATTAGTTACTAATTCATCAAGAGTAGATGTACCATCACCAATAATCTCCGATGCCAATGATTTTAAATAAATAGCTCCATCACTACCAATTAATCTCTCTTTTTTAGCCATTTTTAATTTCTCCTATTTTTTATTTATTAAATTCGCTATATTCTATAGTCAGATATTTTGTAAACCAACTCTCACTAACTCTTTGACCTTCTAAATATACACTTTGAAGATGAACATAATTATCACCATCTCTTAGTATTCCATTTGTTTTAAAAATCTCTTTTAAGTCTTTATATATTTCATAGATATCATATGCCCCAGTATCTTTTGGAATATTTATATCTACTTGCATTATACCATTAATTCTTTCATATCCAGTTGATAAAACAGTATCTGAAGGTTTTGATTGTAGAAAGGATACCTTTAACCATTTAGTGTTTATAGTTGGTTCATATAAAGTATTTGGATAAGCAACATCAATGCCTTTCTGTACCGAATAATCATTTATGTATTTTATTAATACTTGTTCTATATCAAATCTGTCCATAGTCTCTTATAACATATCCTTCATATCATTTTTGATTTCTTGCATACTTATTCTAACCATTCCTTTTGGAGCTTGGTCAGAACTTCCATATTCAAGTACTCCTATATAAGGCAAATTATTACTTAAATATATATTACTACCAAGTTGTGCCTTATCCGCTTTCTTTATAGCTAATGCAACAGTTTGTGAACCTTGCTTATCAGTTTTACTATAAACCCTTTCAGTACTTGGTTCACTAATTGTACATGTCCAATTCGCTCTAGCTCTTCCAGTATCAACAGGAGTTTTCAAAATTACTGATTTAAAAAGTTCCATTGCTACTTTCTTTAAGAACAATTCTGCTTTATCAACAGTTCCTTCAAACAATAAATCTAAATCTCCTGATTCTTCAACTTCAAATGCCATTTTTTTTAATTCCTTATATACACTAAATACAAAAGAGTTTTATCAGCTGGTTTTATTATACTCTTATAATATATATTATACATTACCCCATCTTTTATCAGTTTATCTTCTAAAAATGGTTCAACTTCAGGTGTTAGATATATCTTCTTATCACCGATTTTTACTAAATCACTATCTAATTCCATTTTAGTAAATGAATCTTCAAGCGATAATACTTGAGTTTGTAATACGTCTGAAGTTGGCTGTGTATATACAATATCTCCAGAATCTGTATTCTCCCAATAATATCGTGACTCTAAAGGGTTAAACTTCTTTTTCCATATATCAACATTAGAAACTTGTTGCAACGTTATCTCAGTACCGAAATTATTTAGTAGCTTAATTACTACATCAACCATTTTATCATAACTAAATGCCATTCTAATACCTCATTGGTCTTAAGTTTCCACCTTTTAAAATAGGTCTTAACAAATTGTTTATTCTCTTATACATTATTTGACCAGTTGCTTTGTCTTTATAAGTGTAAGTAGTCTGAACAGGTCCAGCATTCTCAGTTTTAGAAACTATACCTTCTTCAGTATTTGTATATAAATCAGTACCATTTAATTCTATTGCTCCAGCCTCACATAATGCATATTTTAAGCAAACTGGAATATCTGTTACTAAATATCCATTCTTATCATATGCATTATATCTAGGAAATTCTAATGCTTGGTTATAAGTATATTTAAACCCTATATATTTGTATCTAGTATCTAAGTATTGATTGGCTTTGATTAAAGAGGCTTGAATTTCTGTATCACTTTTTTGTGTATAATCTACATTTCTATCAGTCCAATATTCTCTGAATTCATCTACACTTACATAAGAATTTGAATTACTTAATCCAGTTCCATCTTCAACAACAAAAGCCATCTCTACTCTCCTTTGTATACTCCAGATTTAAGAATAAGCTTCACATCTTTGGCAATGTCATTTTGTTGTGTCTGTATTGCTGTAATCTGTGTTTCAATCTTAGTTAATCTAACTGAAGTATTCGTTTCAATTTTCTTAATATCCATCTTCATTTCTTCTTGGTCATCTTTTAGTTTCATTATTTCTCTCTCATGAACCTGTAACATATCTTCTCGCTTTTGAGAATTAATGATAGTTTTAACCAAGAACCCAATCGCTCCACCGCCTATTAAGGCTAGTAATATTTCAAATATAGCATTATTCACTCTAGTACTCCACTTCATACCAGAATGGAATTACTGTTACATCAGTTGAAGAACTACCAATATTCTCTACTTTTATTCCATAAAGAGTATCACTCTTTAGTATCCATTCTTCTTCTGAGCTTCTAAATCCTCCTGATTGTGATTGTCTGGAACCTTCTACTCCTGCAAAAACTGTAAGTGGTAATCTAGTGCCTTCTGTTAAATTTTCTGGTTCTAACATAATTACTACATCTGAATTATCACTGTCAACTATATTTCTATTGTGGTTGTATACATTGACACTACTTCCAGTTCCTTCTGTAAAAGTAGGTGATTCATAAAGTTTACCCACTACTAGAGAATCGGTTGTAAACAATAGCGCAGGTCTGAAATGTACATTCTTAACTGAATTAGTTTTGAACATTATCCAGAAAGAATCTCCATTATCTAAAGAAGATTTATCACAAACGAATGTATAAGCTAAACCTTCATGTATTTTCTGATATGAAACGTCAATTGTTTCAATTCCTTCTTCACGTGAAGAATTTATTCTTAAGAATTTTGTATCAGTATTATATGAATGGTTTAATATCTCATCACTTTCCATTTATTACTCCTTTTTTATTTTGCTTTCTGTTTAGGTTTTTTGTCTTCTTTTTTAGTGTCAGGAGATTTCTTAGCAGGCTTAACGTCATTTGCTGGTGAATCAGCTACTTCTTTTCCCTTTAAGCAAACTTTATCTAATTCTTCAAACTTTTTTTCTAAGTTTTTAATTCTTTTTTCATATTCTGCAATTTTTTTAGAAGTTTCATATTTAAAAATATTGAACTCTTTTTCTCTACTTGCAAATCCTAATTTCCTTGTATCCATCATATATTATTCCTCTTTACTTATTCTACAATTGTATCAGTAAATTCAACATCTTCAACAACAACTCCACCAATTGAACTAGAATTGCCAATAGTTAAAACTACTGTATCATCAGTAGCATATGTTCCATCATATGTGATTGTAATGTTAGCATAACCGTTTACAAATGCTACTTTTGTATCTTCTAAAGTAGCAGTTCCATCACCAGCAGTTGTTGCTGTTACAGAAATTGGTAATGCACCATTGTACTGCTTTAAAACTTTGTTATCACTATTAACTAGCTTACATCTAACAGTCTTAGTATAACCACCTGCATTAATTGTAGTTGCACTTGAACCTGCTGTATCTTCTTCTAATTTTAGAATAAAATCACCATTCAATAATGCATATACTGCTTCAACTAAATCACCAATTGTTCTGCCATCTTTACTATTTATTCTCATTTTATTAACTCCTCTTTAATTATATACTCTACTCCTTAAATTGGAGTAGAGTTAACACTTATTAGCCTAATGTCTTACAAACTAAGAAACCAACGTTTTTTGCACTTGAGAAAGCTCTGTCCCAGTTAGCACCATTTTTCAAATCAGCGTTGCTAGGGAATTTACCATCACCACCTGTGATTGAACTTTCTACCCAGTTGAATCCTGCTGGATGTAAAGCAAACACTCTTCTTGTATGAAGATAATCTTCACCACCACTTCTATCAGCGTTTCTATCAACTTCTGTTGGTAGATATCCTGAATAAGATTCACCATAACCGAAAGCACCATTTTTAAACATAATGTTCCAATATACAGTAGAATCACCTTCAGTTACTTTTGTAGCATGGTCATCTAAGATTACTGTTTTCCCTAAGTAAGTACCGAAACCAACATTCTGTTCTGAATCAGCTTCAAAGTCAATCAAGTTATTTTTAACTAGAGTTGAATAAGGTTTTGAATGCATTGCAATTGTTGAAATTTCATCAAATTTATCACCCATTAAGAAGTTTGTATCGATGATTGCTTCACTGGAAATCTTACCATCACCAATTCCGGTAACATCATATACTAAATCACCGCCATCATTTGCAATGTTGTCAGCAATTACACCTTGAATCTGTGAGAACAAGTTAACTTGCATTGCTGTATTCCAGAAGTTCTCAATCATTGACAAAATTGCGTCAATTGGATTTACACCGCTAAGTACTGAAGCCATGTTAGATGAACCCCATTTCTTAACTCTGAATTGTCTTCTTACATTGAACTCACTTGCTGTTACTTTGTCAGTATTTACATCATTTGTTTCACTTGGTACTTCATCAAGATTATCCAAGTCAATAATATCTTGCCAAAATGGTGTTACAAATTGTTTTGCCCCACCTTCCAAATTTGCCTTGATTTTTGGGTCCGCTACTATAATTCCACTCTTATATAGAGCTGAATGGTAAATACTTCTCTCCATTCCATAAGCATCATAAATCTCTGGTACTACTACATCTGCTATTTTTGTTAAAGCCATTTTATTTCACTCCTATTTTTTTTATTATTGTTCATTCTTTTTTCTTTCGTATTCTGCAGGATTACTCTTGTATAAAGCAACCTTTTCAGAAGGGGTCATTTCACTAAATGATTTTGTCTTAGTGAACTTCTTACTGCCGATTGTACCAGCACCACTGGTGTCCTCCGCTTTTAAATAAGCTTTTGCTTCTTCTGAATTACTCCAGAAATCAAAGAAAGTATTAATTGGTGTATCACCAGTACTGTCTTTAATGTAGATTTCTTTTTCATCACCATTGTCTTCAACAAAACATTTGGATTTAAAGTAATCAGTTAGCATTGGTTTAAATTCATCTCTAATTTTCTCACCACTAGTAAGATATTTAGAAACTTCATTTTCAATCAAAGTTGAATTGATTTTTTCATCAAGCTGTTTGTTTCTCTCACTGAGAGTTTTCATTTCCATGTCTTTTTTGGAAATAATAGTCTGATATTTTCTTTCAATTTTAGCTTTGATATCTTCTATATTAACTTTAGGTCCTTCTTCAGCATCACCACTCATTAAGCGTGATTCTTCATCAGACTTTAATTTTTCATATTCTTCTAAATCTACTTCACCTAACTTCTCTTCAGCATCTTTAGCTCTTTTTTTAACTTTTTTTAACTCACCTAAAAGCTCTTTATTCTTGTTGTTAATCTTTTCTTTTTCTAGTTCAAAATCTGACTTAACTTTATTTGCACTAGCTTCAATTGCTTCTAAATCAATTCCATCAACATCTTTCAATGTTTCCTTTAAATTCTGTAAGAACTCTTCCATGTTTGCTTTTCTCCTGTTTATTTCTTTTTTTAACTATGTATATTATACTACATACAACCTATTATTGATTTTATTTAAATGTTATTTTTGTCTAGTTTTTAATTTTATTTTTATTTTTTGGTGGTGTGATTGTTGGTAAATCATCTAATTCCCATCTTTCTTCTAATGTCATATTTTCTCCTTTACTTTTACTGTAAACACTTTCATGTTTTTGCGTGTATTGAATGATTCTTCTACACTTTCAACAATCCATCTCGTTTTTGCACTTTGTAATACTTCACTTTCTGTACTAATCATAGATAAATGTTGTATTCCAATTCCTGTTTTATTTTCGCACTCAAATATTACACTTGATTTTGAACGTCTTAACATAGAAAAGCCTTTAGCTTTGTCATAATTTGAAGACCAACTAGAAATACCGTTCATACTAATTTCTGAACCTGTTGATAAAGTTGATAAGAAACTTTCTTCAATATCTTTTTTAATCTGAATTCCCCTATATATATTTCCTTTATATGATGGTGATTCTGATATAAGTTGTTCCAAATTACTTCTTGATGTAACTACTCTTTCAATTTTATTTTCTGCATCTCTAATTTTTCTATAACCATCTGCGGTATAATACTGTATACTATTATAAATACTTTCTGCTTTACCTTCGGTTATATTTAAATCCTTTTGTATTTGTGCTATAGCGCTTTTATCACCATTAGGTGATAACTGCTGTCTATAGGTTTGATTTACCTTTGGTAGCAATGTATTTTGTTTAGTAACTATTTTTTTACTTACACTTTCTGTTTCTTTTAACTGAGCTAAAGTTAATGCAGATCCGTTAGATACAAAAGAATTTAAAGTATATTTTCCACTCTTATATAGTTCATATTTTCCAGGTCCAAGAGTATCTTTTTGAAATGCTACTGACTGTTTCTTAAACCAACTTGAATACGTTTCTTTTGAACTAACTTGTCCATTCATGCTTGCTCTTGTTGATAAACTAAACTCTTTATTCCCAAGTCCTAATTCTTTCATTGATTTAATAACTGGTACTGTAGTACTTCTGCAATTGTAATGTGCAGGAGGTTTCTGACCATTTAATTCTTTTTTACTTCCATCAAATAAATCTACTTTTCCATCTAAGTCCATACATATAGCACTAGTTCTTCCATCTAACGTAGAAACCCACTGTATACCCTTAACGACACTTTGATTCTGTTTATATGTAATTTGTCTTGATACGTTTGCAGTGTGTGATAAAGACGTTCTCACGGCTGTCGCTAGTTGTTTTCTACTGCCATATGCTAAACCATCTTGATATTTGTTCTTTTTTGTTCCAAATAAACCCGTTACAATCTCTTCCACACTCTTACCCTGTAAGTAACCTTGCTGAATTGCTCCGTTAAATTTGTTCTTCTTAGTTTTACTCCAATCATTTAATAACTTAGTAATTGTAGTATTTTCAAAGTATTGTGATTTAACAGAGGCTAATAATTGATTAGGAGAAGGCTGAACAAATGCTACACCTCCTTGCATAAGTGCTTCAGTAACTTCATCTGGCATTGCTTTTTTTATGCTATTTAAAGAATATTCACTTTCATAATTGGCAAGTTCTGCTACATTATCAAATGTCCTTTCTTTTATTACTTTATTTGCTTCATTTATAATATCAGCAGTATTCTTTTGCATAATCTGAACTCTTTTCTTAGTAAATGTATTTATGCTCTCGTAGCTACTTAACTTCTTTTTTAGCTCGGAATCCATCTTATTCATTACACTAATAATTTCATTCACCGTGCTTGTCTTATATGATTCTAAGTAATGGCTATGCTTTATTGCGTCATTTCTTAGTAACTGATTTACTGTTGCATCTACTGCAGGCATTACTTGCTCCTTTTTTAAATTTATTTTTCTACTATTCTATAATTCTTTGTTATTACTCTTAAATCTCTTAAGTTCTCTTCATTTAAATAACTCTTGGTTTCTACTGTTACTGCTTCACCTTCTTTTATTTTTATGTTTACTTCATATGTCTTGTCTGTTCTTATTCCTAATTCTTCTAATAATTTTAATAACTTTTTGTTATTACTTGTTACTATATTCATTTTTTCTCCTTCCTTTAAACAACTAATCTTCTCTAGTTGAGATTTAACAACAGACATTTTCATCTATTGAGCTTTATTTTACTTCACACTCTATGAAGTTCATTCTGTTCGAGTTTTTCTGTTTTTTTACATGGAGGCAACTCTACCTCCATAATCTTCTAATCTCTATATATTATTATACTACATAGTCCTAATTTTTCATCATATTCAAAAGCTTCTGCCTGTCTAGTTCCTCTATATCCACTAGAATGATGCCAATAATCTATCTGGCTTAATGAACTCAATACTCTTACTATTGTTCCTCTGAATTCATCTTCAAGCGTTGTGTTTATTGTTTTCTTGTGATGTAAATGTCCTATATGAAATTCTCTGTATCTGCATTGACTCCATAAATCACTAGCTTCATCTGCCATTATACTGTTTAAATTTTCTAAAGGTATTGCCTTGCCTTTTGTTTTCCCATGAGTTAAGCCTAATAAAGTATTTCCAATTTTTATATATTTTCTATCAGTTTGTCTTGTGTCTACATGTATATTTTTATTCCCTCTATATGCTACATCCAAAGCACAATCTAAATAAAATGCTACATCACTGTCATGGTTACCCGGAATGAATATAATATCAACTGGTGCTATGTCAGAAAGCTTGTCTACTACTATGAGCATTGTTTCTAAGACAGTTTTGAACGTTTCTTTAGGTTTTGTACATTCTTCTTGTAAAGTACCGTTAATTGTTGACATATTGGAGTTAACATTAAATAAATCACTACCTAATGGGAATATAAATTTCTTTACTTTTCGATTTCTATAATAATTACAATAATAATCTATTGCTCTTAAGAATGTATCCTTAGCTATATTTAAATCATAATCCCCATTTTTTATTCCTGTTTCTTTTGATAATGCTAACTGACCCATATGTAAATCTGGCAAATTTATTTCAACTGTTCTTCCATCTTCATTAATAGGAACTACTTTTGTCTCTTTGTGCTTAAAATCTTTTAAACATTCCAAGAATATTTTCTTAGCTTCTCTTGGTTTGAGTTCTTTGTTCGTATCATATTTAGGTATCCATGTTACTTTAAATTGCCAATTAGGATTCTCTGCATTTCCCCATCTATTTGTTACAATCTTAGGCTCTTTATAATCTCTTATATCAATATTACAAAATTTAGCCATTTCTTCTTTGTTTGTTATTAGATGATTTGATACTATTTCACTTTCAATAATTCCATCTGGTTTAGTTGTTCTTGAAGTTTCACCTTCTGATTTGTATGAGTCCATCTTATTCTTTAGAGATTGATAAATAGAAAATATTCTTCTACATTCACTCTTAAAACTCTTTAAACTGGATGAACTTCCACTGATTTGAGTATACTCATTGTAATACTTATATAAATCAGTAGATTTTTCCGGAATTGCATTTATGCATTTATCTAATACAAATTCATTAATACTGTTAGTTCTTTCCAATTTTATTTTTCCTCTGATTCTTCATCTTCGTCTTCAGTAAATCCAGCACTATATGATGCTATTTCATTCATATCAGAATTTATTGCTTCTCTCTCTTCTTCTATTGTCCAGCCTGGTTTTATCATTTCATTTTTTAACAATAAATAAAAATATGTTTCAAATGATATAAATCCTTTTTCTTTAGCAGTATTCATATTTGCAAATAATTGTGGGTCTAATTCCTTAATAGTATAATCAGTATTAAATTCAATAATTATTTCACCAGATACACCCATCCAATCAGCTATTTGATTTAAAATGATTTCATAAGCCTGACTTACTGAT